CGAAAATCCTCAACATTGACAAAAAGAAGATTAAAAAGTCAGTGAAGATACTAAAGACTAACGTAACTGAAATTGAAGAGAGTAAGGAACGAAAGCCTGTGTACTTGGGTTTACCAATACATTTCACGGCGGCAATGCCGAGCCCTGATCGTGCGTCCCCAACAAACCAGGTAATAGCGGTTGTTAAAAGAACGGCTACAAAAACGCCCGCTTGTAGTCGTAAGATTAGAAGGGCCCTTCGCAGTTTTACTCGTAGCTTCTGCGAAAAAGAGTTAACTCGCCTCACGGCTAGTGACGTCGACTATGAACAATGGTTGGCAGGCATTAACCAAACAGAGGAGCGCAAACGGCAGATAGACAAAGCGTATAAAGAGTACCCCTATCGAAGTCACGAGAATGTCCCTCGAGGAACGGAAGTAAAATCGTTCTTAAAGGCGGAGCCATATCCGTCTATCAAGGGGCCGAGAGGGATAAATTCCCGATCAGATTGGTTTAAGGCTCACTCAGGGCCGTATTTTTGATGCCATTTCTAAACAGATTTTTAATTTGAAGTGGTTCATCAAGAAAATTCCAGTCACAGATCGTCCTGAGCTGATAATTCAGCGGCTTTGGGACGTGGTTTCTAAGGTACTAAATGCAGATGCCTCCTCATACGAGGCACACTTTGAAGCCGAAATTATGGACTGCATTGAATTTGAATTGTACCGCTACATGACTGAAGCTGTACCCGAAATGCGAGAAAGAATGGAAGACATCATGAGAGTTCTGTCTGGGAACAATGTGATGAAGTTTAAGAACATACACGTCGGCATTAAAGCGACTAGGATGAGTGGAGAGATGAATACCAGTTTGGGAAACGGTTTCACGACTCTAATTTTGAACTTATTTCTATCATGGATCTTGCGTAACGAGGTAGATTTAATGGCTGAAGGAGATGATAACCTGTCCAAATGGCAAATCGCTTCCCGCACCCCCACGGTTAAAGATTGGGAGGATTTGGGATGGGTAATGAAGGTCGAGGAACCTGACAGTTGCTGCACCGCATCTTTTTGTGGCAACGTGTTCTCTCCCTTCGATAAAATAGTGGTCACCGATCCCGTCAAGGCTCTGATAGGATTCGGGTGGGCTGGGTCAAAATATATAAATGCGACCCGAAATTTGCAGTTGCAGCTGCTAAGAAGTCGCGGATTGAGCCTCGCGCACCAGTACAATGGTTGTCCTTTGTTGGGGAAATTCGGTCGAAAGATTGTTGAACTAACTGAGGGTGTACGAATAAG